GGTTTCAATCGAAGTGATATATTTCAGAGGTAGCGTGATGTTTTCAATCTGAACATCCCCGACGGAGATAGGGAAACTAGTGAGGTCTTTCACAATCGCTTCCTCTATTTTGCCTTGGGCTGCACTGCGGTCCTGAACCATCTCTTCAGCCGTATATTCAGGCATCACATCTTTGACGACTGCTCGAAAGCGTGGATCAAGAATGCGCTCTTCGAACTGTTCCAAGCCTCCATATTGTTTGTACATATCCAGGGCAGCCGTTTTGTTAACCGTCCAGTTAATGCTACTGGTGATCGTGATAGGCATCTGCTCACTGGTGGAGCTGTTCATTTTCTCAGAGGATTTGCGAGTGCGGACTTCTATCTCTTCGATTTGGTACATAAAAGGTACTTTAAAATGAAGTCCTGGCGTTTCAGCGGAGACCGCTTCGCCAAATTTCTTCACAATACCAACGTGTCCCTCTTGAACAATATAGGGGATTTTTAGCAGAAAAACTGCCACTGCTGCGAGGAGGATTCCCCGGATAACTTTTTTAGGTGTGATGTCAGTCATCATTTTCTTCTCCAAATAATAAACTAAAAAGGTGGCTTAGAACCTGCCAGGATTCCCGCGAAAAAACCACTCCAGTAAAGGGACAGGCTCTAAGCCATAAACTTACTTGTTGAAATGATTCTGTAGGACACGCCGCACAGTTACTGGCATAGTCCGGTCATCATCAAGCGCTGCTTGTCTGATTTCCTCATAGAGATCATCTTCAACATGAATTGTGATGGTCTTTTTTTTCTGCTTAGCAGCTGAGAGTTCTTTCATATTATCTGAATCACTCACGTGCTGGAGGTCAACTTCTTGTTCATCGATCATAGTAGTACTCCTAGTGGTTAAAATATTCCCTAGAAAGGAATGTCGTCTTCGAGGTCGTCAAAATTAGATTGTGAAGATCCTTGCGTCTGACCATGAGAAGTCTGTTGATGATCATTAGCGCCAGCTTGCCGGTAAACCTCGTGAGCATCAGTCTGAGAAGTATTAGACTGAGAAGTATTAGACTGAGTATTCTGACGACTATCTAACATCTGCATTTCTCTGGCCAGAATCTCAGTGGAATAACGATCAGAGCCATCATCAGCTTGCCACTTCCGTGTTCGAAGTTGGCCTTCGATATAAACCTTGCTACCTTTCGTCAGATACTGGGCGACAACCTCAGCCAGTCGATTGAAAAATACAACTCGGTGCCACTCGGTGCGCTCTTTTTTCTCACCAGTCTGTTTATCTTTCCAGGTCTCCGAAGTTGCCACAGAAATATTAGTGACTGCACCACCCGAAGGCATCTGCCGTGTTTCAGGATTTTGACCTAGATTACCAACGATAATTACTTTGTTTACGCCAGCCATTATTTAATCCTCAGTGATGATTGTGATGTGGTAAGGCTTGCACCTTCAATTTCTTTACCTTCCTTAAGGTCCCGCAGAATAATTCTCTTGTCAGGTGTCACCGTTGTTTTTGTATTCAAGTAGAAGTCATCAAGCATAGCTTCATTATCAATAGATACTATGTCGCGGCCTTTACCCAGCGAGATAGTAAACAAGGGGCAATCAATCTTGGTAATGCCCGTAGCCTCCATATTGAAACGTAGATAATCCTTGAGGCGTTCTTTGCCATTCTGGAGCGCCTTAACACTATCCTGAAGCCGTGCAATTTCTGTCTTTCTCGCCTCTACTAATCCATCAGAATTAAGTAGGACATGGACAATGTTTTCTGCCTTGATTTTAATCTCACCCTCAAGTCCTTCCAAGGTGTCAGCCAAGGCTTCAGGTGGTAACTCAGGATCAGAGGCTATTGTCATCAGCTCTTTATATTGGCCTGTCATGTCGCGTAGTGATGTCATACTGTGCCTCCTGTTTTTACGCATGTTTCACATTTTAAATAACCCTCATAATCTTCTTTTGAAACCCAAGGATTAACGATGAATGTTTCTCGACACTTTAGACACCGGAAAATAGAAACAGCGATGCCATCTTCGCATGTAGCGTGATTGATGAATTCTGCCTTTGCCTTAGGCAATATTCCAACCCATCGTATAAACCAGCCAGGTCTTGGATCAGTCATACTAATTTCTCCTAACGAAGATTCTTGATGGAGGAAATAAGGTGACAGGAGTATTTGTGCCACTCCTTCGTTGAAAAACCACTTGCGCCGATATTCTTAGTGCGGGCAAAGGGATTACGTAGCGCTGACGCCATTAGCGCATCAATGGCAATCTCACGGGTTTCGGGTAAAGCCATGGGTATATTCATGCTGCTTTCTCCTGCTGTTTTCGTGTACCCCATTTAAATCGAGTTTTCGCGCTATCTCTGGCGGCAAGAAATGAGATAACCCCGTCAGTAAATTCCGCATACCACAACCAGTCTTTGAGTTTTAAGTTCCACGTGGCCTGAGGTTTCCCGCTTTTTCCAGCCAGCACCCACTCGCCGCTTTTGTTGCTGCCGTCGCCGTTGAGCTTGATGGAGATGAGAGGGTAGCCGTACAGCTCGCGCCCGATGCCCCAGTTAAAGCACGCACGCTTAAATGAGTCAGATGCTAGACCTTTGGCTGCTTCGGCATTGGATTCGGTGCCAGTATCTTCTTTGTCGACCCACTCCTTCTTCTCAGAGCACCAGATTGAAACGATGCAGTTATGATTATTTGCGGTATGGCGGCGCCTCCAATTGAGTGGCCCAACTACTTCATCCAGACGCTGCTGATCAACACGGGCATCTTTGTAGGCCAATATAGTGGCATAGCCGCCCTTGTTGATTGACTGGATTCTAAATTCAACCTGACTAATATCTAGCGGTTCTGATAGTTTCTCAATATTCATAATGCTTCTCCGTAACCGTTTTCTGCATTCACTTCTTCTTCATAATAGCGGCCATACCCAGCCAGGAACTCTTCAGAGGCTCCAGGAGGGCATTGCAGGCCGTTTGAGCGGGCATCGTACCCGTCAGCCCACGTACCATATTCATCCTTCACGGATGCTGGAGCATCATTCATATCGCAGAATATCGTGTTAAAGGCCATTTCAAAGGTGTTATTCATGCTGCTAACCTCTGATCATCAGCCCGCATTCGGCGTATTTCAGCGGCTACAATCCTACGATCATCAAGAAAGTTACAGAAGACGAAATGGATGCCCCATCTCGTTCCCGCACCGAAGGGTTTGTTAGGAGCGGTGTGCCGAAAGCTGTGAATAATTCCTATCGCAGCTCTCGTATAGTTGATATCTACGTGTTCCATTACAGCGCTCCCGTTATTTCGTCATACCATTCAAGCTGCAAGTAAACTTCAGCAGACCCCTCAAGGCTTCCTTTCGAACTATCTATAGCGGCCCCGCAAAGTCGGACGACGCGCCAATAAAGTTTTTCGTCTACGTCATACTCCCAAAAAACTTTTTTCCAGGCAGAGAAGGCCCTCTCCTTATTGGTTATTAGCTCTTGTAGGCTGACAGAATCTGGAAACTTGCACCATTTTTTCACTACTTCTACGAACCGATGCATTAAGAATGGATTCATTACAGCGCCGCCATGATGGTTTCATAGTCAGCGTCGTCGGCGTCGCACTCAGCCTCTCTCGCCAACACTCTCTCAAGGCCAGCTTCAAGTGCGTCGGCAGCCTTTACGCGATCATCAGGGTGACTTTTTATCCATGCGAGAATATGTTCATCCTCCATCAGGAGGACATCGATATCGCGTACTTCGGGATTAGCTTTATGGAATGCCTTGCGCTGCGCGGTGTAAATGCGCTGGGCTTCAATGAACTTGAATTCAGCGTGTTCAGAGGAGAAGCCATTCTGAACTTCGTACTGGTGGTGTGCTGCGGTTAGGTCCATTTGATTAACTCCCCGTGTTTGTGGCACAGGGATAGTTAACCAAAGTTAATCGGGCGTGTAAAGCTCCTTTGAGAAATTAACCAAAATTAATTCCAGGGGGATTTCAGGCGGTTTTGGGAAAGATGCTATCGCAGGAAATATTTACTGATTGAAGGCGGGGGAGGTCAATATGGATGGCTGAATTTTTTTTATGCGCCTCAATTAGTCCCTCTTGTATTTTTTTTGAGGCGGCATCCGAAATAGAGATGCTTTCTGCGGTATCCCCTCGACCTGTGATAAGCCACGTTAGATCAACCTTAAAAAATTCCTGTATGGCGACTATGTGTTCTACTGATGGAGCGGCCGTGTCGCCGTTGAACCATTTGACTAAGGCTGGGGCACTCACACCTGTGACTTCACTAATTATCTTGCGCACTTGATTGGGTTCTGAACCCGAGTCAAGAACGACTTGCTCTATTCGTTGCACGATAGGGCCAGGGTTTTTCGGATTTTCAGGGTCATTCTTTTTATCTGCCACGGTATTAAAGCCTCGGGTATAGGTTGATTTGGCAGATATTATCTCAAGTTTTGTGTTCACTTTCGTTTCTCCTTATGATTAACTATGGTTAATCTTGAACTGGGAAATGCTATGACAATTGAAGAATTGGTTGACCATTTTGGCAGTGTCCCTGTTGTTGCTGACGAACTTGGATTGAGTAGAGTTGCTGTTTATAAATGGGTCAATAATGATCGGATACCCACCATCCGGCAGTGCCAAATAGAGCGCATGACAGACGGAAAACTGATAGCAGATACCTCCGGTATGCCCTTCGTGGCAACGAGATGAGTAAAGATAGGGAGCTAAAAACTTGGGTCAGTGAAGGCCAATACCGTCTTATTCAACACCATTGCCAAACGCGAGGGGCAACAGTTGCATCCTTTCTTCGTGAAGCCGCTCTCAATTTCCTCATTGATGATGATGAGCGATTATCGCGTCTGAATGACATGATTGTTAGAACCACTTCCGAACCAAAAACGGCCCAAATTGGCAAGGATTTAGACCTATGAGTTGGGAAGCTTTATATTGGGCTCAAAATCAAATAACTGGCAGCGTAATCAGTAAAGCTGTTTTGATTGCTCTTGCGAATTGTGAGAATGAGGAAACGCGGCTTTGTTATCCGTCAGTCACACATTTGGCAAAAGTCACGGAAGCCAACAAAAAGTCAGTCTATGCGGCTCTTCACAAATTAGAAGACATGGATCTGATCTCTATTCAGGAGCGGAAGGGCACATCTAGTCGGTACGACCTTAAAGTAGATTTCTCAACCATACCCAAAAACGGGTATACCCAAAAACGGATAGAGGGTGTACCCAAAAACGGGTCAGGGGATTACCCAAAAACGGGTAACAAACCTAATATAACAACCTCAGATAATAAACCTGATAGAAATAAGCGCCTTTGTTTTGATCATATTCCTCCTGAATACAAAGATTCCATGAATGAATTTGTTGATCACAGGAAAAATATGAAAAAACCACTAACGCAACCGGCATTAGACCGATTTATGAATGCGGCTATCAGGACAGCACAAGAGTTAGAACTTGACCCCAATTTCGTAATCCACGAAACAATTGATGCTGGTTGGCAATCAATCAAGCCAGAATGGCTACGCAATCGACTCGGACTCAATAACGTTCCAGGAAGTTCTGACTCCTCGGGGAAAACTCGTGACAGAAGCCTTGAAGAAGATTTAAACGACAGGAGTTGGGCTCACTGATGGAAGATGAAAAAACACATCATCTCGGATGGCAGCTGATCAAAGATGGCTGTTATCTCTACATGTTAGGCGTTCTCTACATTTCAGTTAAGTGCTGGAAGAAGCTATGAAGCAGCGCACACCTAAACAATCTGACTGCTTACACCTTTGGTTACGTCAAGTATCCGAAGTACTCAACGACGCCGGTCTCGATATGAAAACGGTATTGATGGCGAAGAGTGTGGATGTGCCGTGGACTGAGAAAAGTGCCAAGGAAGTGTTGTGGCGACCTATCCAAGAGGCCATGACGCTCTACGAATCAACCACGCAGGCATCCACGACTGATTACCCAGCAGTTCATGACGTGCTCTGCCGACATTTTGGACAGAACATGGGAGTTACATTGCCGCCATGGCCTGATCGATTTTCACAGGCTGCTGTGGCCACCCACAGAGCTGCTTCGAGGGCGACCCCATGAATGATGAGATACTAGAAACTGAATTTGAAGTGGACAAATATACCGTAGACGAAATTATCAGGTTGAATATTGCAGTGAGAGGAGATGCCTTACGACGGTTGATTGAAATCACGGAAACGGAAGCGAGATATCAAGATGTCAAATTTTAACTTAGCCGGAGGTGCCATCGGCGCTAAAAAGCAATTGAAGGATCTCAGCGATTCGGTGGCATATTACGCTCTGGTAGGGAAAGAAATTCCTAACCCTCTGACCATTTACGCAAAAGATTACCGTGCTCTTGCAGACAAAGCGAAAATATATCTCAAGAAAAGAAACTTACCTACTGAGAATCTATCGTTGTTCTACGGTCAAATAAAGTTGAGATCCCAATGAGCAGACTTACTCAATCAGCCCGTGATCAGTCCTGCACAGTTCGTATACCTGGCATATGCTCTCATGACAACTCAACCGTAGTGCTTGCTCACCTTCCGGGAGGCGGTATGGGTGGAAAGGCTCTGGATATACACGCTGCGTATGCCTGTAGTGATTGCCATGATGTGATAGATGGGCGAAACTGGCAAGGTAAATGCTGGCCGTCTGAAAGCCTGAAACTATGGCACTTTGAAGCGGTCATCCGCACCCAGGAAATCATGTTGACAGAAGGACTGATCACACATGTTTGAGATGGAGAATAGATCAATGAAACTGCCTACTACGCCGTTCGGTCAAGCGGTACTCGTCTTTGGTGCGTGGATAGCTCTAGCCATTCCGGTTGCCATTGTTTGGATCCTGATACTAAAGAGGTTTGCATTATGATGGATGTTGTTAGGCGCGGAGATTGGATAGAAATGGAGTGGTGTGAAGATCCCGGCAACGTTTTATCAATCAGCATTAGCTGCACGGGCAAGATTGCTGTGGCTGGATTGTCAGATGTTCATGGGGAGACATGCACCGATAAAATAACGCCGCAGGTATTTAAAGCCCTTTCCCAATTTGTGGAGGATGAACTTGATGAAGATGTCTGAACGCAATCACCTGCTCTTGCAGCTCCAGAAGGAATTGGGAGATAGCGTGCTTTCGCGCGTCAAAAGTATAGAAATTTCCTACAAAACTGAATTTACCACAGAAGAAATCGATGATGCCCTCAAGGCAGTTAGGTTAGCACTATGAGTCAAGAAGAATTCTGGCAGATGGCTTATTTAGCCATTCTGAACGCCTCCAAAGAACCTCTGAGCCTGGACAGGTCACAACAAGCCAGAAGGATTGCCTATCAGGCTATTCGTGATCTAGACGAATACCATAAAGAATTTGAAACTACTGAGAGAACTGCATGATTACTGAGACGTGGGAGGAAATTAGTCCTGTTGATAACCACGTTCTGGTTTATAACATAGATTTCAAACATCTTTTAGATATCGACACCTATGATCAATTTAAAGTAGAAATTTCTTCTCTCGTAGTAGAAGATGAAAGTGCAATCCTATATGCCAAATTGGGGCATGCCGGGGAATTTTCAGAAACCGATAAGTATTATAGTTTTTATTCCACCTATACTGATTTTGCCAAAGGTGGTTCTCCTAAGAGTTACAACCATCTCGACAAAACTTATATAAATATAAGTGGTACGCATATAACGAAGATTCTCCCTCCTATTGACGGCCTTACGGTTATCATTAGTGCCCCTCCTACAGTAATGGGAGCCACGGTAAGAACAGACGGCATTATATGGAACTCGGATCACTCTCCCACCGCTGTTTCTGGCTATGCCATAGTACGACACTTGATTAATATAGATAGTTTGCGCCTCTATGCTGAAGGAGAGTGTAGATTCACTGCGATTACCCGTTTATGGGGACGCGTTAAAACATGGGACACCCTTGAGAAAGTGGTAATAACAGAAATTGGAAATTAAAATGAACATGGCCAAACTAACCGATAAGGCACCACAATGAAAATACTTGATTCAACTGAGGGCGTTGGAACCGATCCGATTAGTTTAGATCTTATTGCTACCGGAAGTGCTGTCGGGGCAACTGTGCTGGCGTTCCCAGGCAAACTTACAGATGCTTACAGCTATCTCCAACTCGTAATTAGCAATATGTCTATTGCCACCGATGCTGATTTATGGCTCGTGTTTGGAATAGCCGAGGAGATGGTGGTCAGTGGGGAGCTCAACTGTAGTCGCGTTGATTTGAGGAAACTTACCGATGACACGACGACTCACATTCCTGCAGGCGATGTAGCCTATATGCCACTCACTACCTTAAAGTTTACCAATGGTATGAATAACCCCGGAGCCCTGACGATTAATATTACGCCAGCGTTACCTAGTGGGCTGGCAAGTGCCAAATGGAGCGGGACTTTCACGACTAGTACTACAAGTGTCTACACGGTAGACGGTGCGGGCTATTGTGCTCTGAAAGATGTGGATGGGTTTATGATTTGCGGAACAACTGATTTTACGACTTTCCCGGAGATCACGATGGATTACACATTATATGGTTATCCAAAGGCTGCACTATGATGACGCTTACCAAGAAATCCCTTCATCTAATCTTTTTTTTGCTGATAATCCTGCATATTTCAAATACTGCCTATGGGCAAGAACCACAGGAGGTGTGTGAATTTAATCCCGCATGGATGACTCCTCAGGCAATACCTCCTGTTCTTCCAGAAAATGCCACCAACTGCGATTTCTACCAATTTGTCACGAAGAAATATCTGTCAGTGCTAGCTTGGTCAGACGAGCCGGAATTATTTGGCTATATGAGCATTTATGGACTATTTCGGGAAGACAGCAGATATCGATGGTTTCCCACCAAGTGGGGTAAACGGCCTCAAGCATTACGAAAAGTCTGTGAAGAGGGAATCTTGCTCCCTCCTCTTGTTTCTGAACTCACCCTGCAAGCCGGACAGCCGCGCCCATTGATTGATCAATCCGGTAATTACACATTCTATGATGTGGTCGTAAATGAGACGATGTATAAATTCTTGCGTGAATGCAAGATGGACGCAGCTAACCGGTGTACGGGGAGTGACGCTACTCGATTTCCGCCAGGTGCCATGAACATCAAAACAGCATGGCGAATCGTAGAGCCATACGACGAAGACCGCTTTATCACAACGGATGCTTGGGTAAAGTCTCCAAGTACTGGAGAATGCTCGGTAGTACGCGCCGGTCTCGTAGGTATGCATCTGGTCATTGCTACGAAAGACCATCCAGAGATGATCTGGAGCTCCTGGGAACATAAAGACAATGCACCTCATTGCGCCGATAGACAGGATCCGCATGGCTGGAGCTACTATTCAAGCGCGGATCCACATAAGCCTATCAACACCTATCTGGACAGCATTCCTGCCAGTGTCTGCAATCCCATCCCTGAACAGGGTTCCGAGGCTCCTGCCAGGGACGATATGAATGCAGGCCTAGCCAAAGCCACTGAGGGCACTCCCTTGGAGAACTACAGGATGGCGGGGGCTCTCTGGACTCTGAATGGCGCTGACCCAGTTTTCAAACACTTACATCGTGGAAACACAAAACTCTACGGCCCTGTCCTAGAGACTTACTATGCCGATCAACTCAATTGCTTTGACTGCCACACCTATTCAATACCCACAAAATCACTGGAAGTCAGTCACATGAATGATGTGATTGCCAACATGCAGTCTCAATTGTTCCAAGATAATTGACAAAAGAGGCCATGAGGTACCAGAATCCCCGGGGTTATACCCACCCAACGGTTATAATTGTATGAAAAATGATCAACTATGGCCGGAAATGTCAATTACGGAGAACATAAACCATGAATCCACTACTAGAACGTATCCTGTGGGAAGCTGGCAGTAAAACCCTGGAAGCCCTATACCAGCACATGAAAGATAAATATGGTGATAACCACCCGAAGGTTATCCAGGCATTGGCAACTCTTGATGTTCACAATGACAATGAGCCTACGTCTGATGGATGACAAAGTCTGGGTATGTGCCCACCGCCTGATCTCAGACGAGAAATGGGAGTTAATCGGTGTACATGCGAGTGAGCGCCGGGCTATAGACGCTTGCAAGGGCCGCGCGGACTATTACATCGGCGCTGTATACATCACTGGCGGCGCATTCCAGAATCCAATGCCGGACGTGTGGCTAATGCCGTATCCTGTCGAGCAAGAGCATGACCCAGACATTCCACCTGCTCCGAGTGACTAAATAAAGTTTCACGTGGAACTACAGGTTAGGAATCACTAACATTTAGCCCAGATCTCAATTTGTCCGAATAGCGCCGGTCCTGGTCCTGATCACTGGTCCTGGGTACCTGGTTGCCGACTGTCCGCGCCTGGTCAATCTGACGATGTGACAAAAAACGTCAGTTGTGACAAAATACGTCACATAAGCCAAACTTTGAAGTACGCATCATCCATGAATATGGAACGAGGCACTAGATACCGTTATGCCTAAACTCGAAGGAAAGCAGGACAAATTCTGCGAAGAGTACCTAATTGATCTAAATGCAACACAGGCCGCGATTCGTGCGGGTTACAGTGAAAAGACAGCCAGACAGATAGGTTCTCAAAACTTGTCAAAACTTGACATACAGCAAGCAATTGCCGAGCTTAAAGCAGTCCGGTCAAAGCGCACTAAAGTAACTGCTGATGAAGTAGTTAATACTCTTGCTGATATTATGCGTGGGAATATTTGTGATACTGATGGAGATGGAAATTCAAAAGGAGTCAAGACATACGATATACGGGGAGCTGCTGATTCACTAGGTAAGCATCTCGGTATCAATGAGAAGGACAATCTTCAAAAAGCTGGCGAACCTGAGTGGATAATAGACTACTCCAAACTATCTGCTTCAACTATGGCGGAAATTAAGAGCGCCAAAATCAAGAACCCTCGTTATGGTGAAGTGAGTGCTGGCTGATAAATTCGATTGGCTTGCCTATGATCGTGAGGCTGCGGCCAGGAACCTATCCGAGTTCATTGAGATGGCATGGCACGTCATTGAGCCAAATACCATTTACAAGTCAGGCAAGCATATCGATGCTATCTGTCAGCACCTTGAAGCCGTCACCAACGGTAATATCATACGACTGTTGATCAACATTCCACCAGGTACCATGAAGTCATTGCTGATGAACGTATTTTGGCCTGCATGGGAGTGGGGTCCACGGGGACTGCCAAGTATGCGATATGTAGCAGCCTCACACGCTGAGGATTTGGCGATCCGTGATAATCGCAAGATGCGCATTCTCGTTGAATCAGAGTGGTATCAGGAACGCTGGCCAATTGCTTTGGCAATTGATCAGAACGTCAAAAAGAAGTTTGAGAATTCTGAGATGGGGTTTCGACAAGCATGTGCCGTCGCTAGTATGACAGGCAACCGTGGCGACAGGGTGCTATGGGATGACCCCAACAAGGTAGATGATGCTTTTTCACCTGTTGAATTACAGAAAACTATCCGATTATTCCAGGAGACGCTGCCCACGCGGGTTAATGATCCTGAGAAGTCAGCAATCATCATATGTATGCAGCGAATACACGAAGAGGACATATCAGGTTATATCCTGGAGCAGGGCTTGCCCTATGTGCATCTCATGCTGCCGATGGAATACGAGCCTGAGCGCCATTGCACAACCGAGATAGGCTTTGAGGATTGGCGTACGGAGGAGGGTGAACTGTTGTTCCCTGAGCGCTTCCCAGCTGATGTGGTAAAGCGTGATAAACAGGCAATGGGAACGATGGCTACAGCTGGACAGTTTCAACAGCGTCCGGCACCGAGGAGTGGTGGAATGTTTGAGTGGGAGAATCTTGAGGTTGTTGGCGATGCGCCTGCCGATATGGATCGAATGGTAAGATACTGGGACAAGGCGGGGACTGATGGAGGAGGTGCCTACACGGCTGGCGTGTTGATGGGACACTCCAAGTCGACCCAGATGTGGTATGTCATGGATGTGGTCAGAGGACAGTGGGCAGCATCAAAACGAGAAAACGTGATACTACAGACGGCGCAGGCCGACAATCAACGCTATGGCCGTAAGGTCACTGTTTGGATTGAGCAAGAACCGGGTTCAGGGGGCAAGGAGTCCGCCGAGGCCACGATAAGAATGTTGGCTGGGTTTGTCTGTAAATCTGAACGGCCAACTGGAGATAAGGCAGTTCGTGCGGAACCGTACTCTGTTCAGGTAGAAGCATCCAATATCAAGGTAGTTTCTGGAGATTGGAACAAGGCTTTTATTGACGAGCATAAGACCTTTCCCATGGGGAAGTATAAGGATCAGATTGATGCAGCTGGAGGTGCCTTTAATAAATTGGCCGCTGAGAAAATGGGGGGCTGGGCAATATGAGCCTACTCAATCCATTTAATTGGGGCGTTAAAGGAGCTCCTGAAAAAAAATCTCATAATCGCTCCATTGGCCTTGATAGTGTGCTAAATGATTTCTTCCTCTTTGGTAAGAGAGACGGGGCTGAAACACCTGGAAGCGCCTTGAGGATGTATGAGCAAAGCACGGCTGTTTCAGTTCCTGTTAACTGGATTGCTGATAACTTTGCCTCCATTCGGCCTATCCTAAAGGAAATCGAAACCCACAAAATCATTCGGGATTCCCCCGTCCTGAATCTACTCAATAGACCTCATAAGAACTCCAGCGCCATTGCTTTCAGGAAAGACATGGCTGCGCACTATCTCATCACAGGTAACACCTATATTGTTGCGGTCGGTAATATCAATCGACCACCAATAGAGCTGATGCCGATTAGCCCCAAAGATGTCAGTGTGGTTCAAGGAGGTAATGGTCAGATTAACAACATTGTTATTGGTTCCCTCACCTTTCCAGGGAGTTACACCGAGAACACTGGGAAAAAAGAAGGATATAGCCGAGACAGTCTGACAGAGCTCAAGCAGATTCGCAGTTTCTCAACGCGCAATAATTCCCTATTACAGGGTCAGTCTGTCTTGTTATCGGCAGCTGATGAGGTAAGGCAGAATATTGAAGGTAATCGGCATAATCTTTCTCTCCTGACAAATGGAGGTCGCGTCAGCCTAGTATTTGCTTTTGAAAAAGATATGTCTACGGATGATGCGGAGGCTATCAAGGTCAGACTTGAAAACCAATACAGTGGTGCAGACCGTGCTGGTAAGATAGCGGTCACTTCAGACGGTAGTTTGGATATCAAAGAACTTGGTAAGACGAACAAGGACATGGACTTCGCTATTCTACACCAGATGACCAAGCAGGCTGTAGCCCTGGCATACAAGTTCCCTCTCCCGATTCTGAGTACCGATGCAGCGACCATGAACAATATGGAGAATGCGAAAACAGCGTTGTACGATGACGCCGTGTTGCCTTTGGCAGATGTGATATTTGAAGGACTATCTACATGGTTACTTCCTCGCTTTGGCATTGATCCGGACAAATTTCACATCACCTATGACATCGATCAAATTACAGCTCTTTCTGGACGTAGGCAGTCTGAGTTGAAGCTACGGAATGAGCTCAATATTGACACACCCAACGAGATGAGAACCTTGGTAGGGCAAGAGCCCTTAGAGGGTGGAGATACCTTGATGGTGTCGGCAACCATGGTACCTTTAGGAACCGACATTTTCACTGATGACAACATTCCGGCCAATGCAATCGATAGGGATGGCGCATAATGGCTACCGCCGCACAGGATTTTAACGAAAAATTGCGTTTAGAGCGTGATTTACTTGCTCAATTGCGTACTTTCAATCAGAGCTTGGTCCGCCAGACAGTCACCAGTGCCAGTACAAACCAATTTTTTTCAGCCTTAGAACTACAGCCTGAGCTACAAGAGCTGCTTAACACGCACTACTCAGCCGTTACAGGCCTGTTTGATCACCAAATAAGCGACGATCTATCTGCTGACATCGCTGAAACTCAACCAGAAAGAGCCAGAATTATTGCTGCGCTCGCTCTTTTTGCCAGTACTCGAGCTACGGAGCAGTCCGCTTTCATTACTGAAACCAATCAGCAAGATATGACAGACTCGTTCAATTTGGCGACGGTCGCTGCTCAAGAGCAAGTTGTAGGCGGCGCTCCTGTCAGTCCGATTGATGTAGCTTTCATCACGGGCGCTATATTGAACCGAAAGCTCAATGGCCGGTTAACGACGATAGCCAATACAGAAACGCAAGCCGTGGCAGAAGCGGCGAAGCTGACAGAGGCAGAAGTGTTGAGTGGCCGCTTCCCAACTATCAACGGAATCGCAGCTGAGACCACACCCATTGCACCAGAGGTGCCCACTCCCACTAGTCGATGGGAAACACGCGGCGATGAGAAGGTGCGTACAGTCCCCTTTAACCATGTAGCAGCCGACGGTCAAGTTCAGACAATCGGTGGGGTATTTACAGTCGGTGGACAGTCACTACGGTTTCCAGGCGATACTAATTTGGGAGCGTCTCTGGGCAATATTATCAATTGTCGCTGTCGATTGAATTATCCCACGGATGAGATAGTGGCAGTTCGACGCGGCGCACCTACAACATTAACGATATCTATTGAAGCAGGAGCATAGACATGGCTCATATACCCCATCTACACACCTTACCGGATGGTACTCGAACAAGCGTGGAAGTAGTTTTCCCTGATAATGAAGACCTTCATTGGCATAGTGTCGGAGATTCCATCACAAGCACCGATGCTTTTGGCGCTGGTCACACTCACACGTTTGAAGGTCAGACAACCTCTGGCCCTATTGACGCGGAGACCGTTGATGACGCGATAGATAAGGGCTTCACCCCGATAATTTCAGAGATTAAAGAGAACGATATGGAAGTTAAACTTATTGGCGGTACAGTTCTGGAGACCAAGGAAGAAGATCGCGATGGTACAGCTATTGGGATAATCAGGGGCTATATTGCAACCTGGGATCTTGATAGAGGCAACGACATGTTTATTCCAGGTGCTTTCACGGAATCCCTCATGCGACACAGGGAAACAGACCGCCCGATACGGTTGAAAGATCAGCATGGGCGCACAGTGGGAGGATTTCCAATTGCGATGGTGCGCCAAGATGAGCGTGGGCTTTTCGGACAGGGTGAAATCAATCTCAATGTCCAGCAGGGGCGCGAACTCTTTGAACTGATTAAGCAGGGAGTCTTGACTGACCTGTCGATTGGCTTCAGCGCTATCAGCGACACCATTGAAAATAATGTCCGCGTTATTTCAAAGGCTGAAATATGGGAAGGATCTGTCGTGGACGAGCCAATGAATGTAAACGCCAATATCATCGGCATCAAGGCAGCGGTAACCTTTCAAAACTTACCGCTAGCGAGTCGTGATCTTGCATGGGACAGTGGCGCGGCCCTTGCACGAGTACGTGAATTTACCAACTCCTCTGAGATGCCGAGTGATAGCTATCGTCGGGCTTTTTTATGGTATGACGCTGACAATGAGGAGGAATTTGGATCCTATAAGTTACCAATAGCTGATGTGATCAGTGGGCGCTTAACAGCGGTTCCTAGAGGTATTTTTGCGGCTGCGGCTGCTCTTTCGGGTGCGCGCGGAGGTGTTGATATTCCAGAGGGTGACAGGGATGCGGTCATCAGCAACGTTGAGCGCTACTACGACAAGATGGATCTGGAAAGCCCATTTCAAAAGGCATTTATAATGGCCAGAGACCTTAAGGAATCCAATGCACGGGATTTAGAGAGCGCTCTTACAGGAGGAACCCGTTTTTCTAGAAAGGCTGCCAAAAATATTGTAGGTGCTTACAGTGACAAATTTTTCATTGCCGATGATTCAACAGATGAAATTGAAGAGTCAAAAAAAGCTGATGGACATGGTGTTTTAGAAGATGTACTCTCACAGCTGAAGCAAATGCATAAAACTCTCAAGATTCCACAGCGAGATGCTGTCTGAATTGATTCGTGCGAGATGCCCGGAAAGAGTTTAGGAACCGATCACCCTTATAGGGAGGTCTCTCTTAAATTTTTCTGGAGCACGCGTCATGTCCGAAACAGATGTAACAATCACCGAAGAAATCAAGCAGGCAGTTAAAGAACTGCGTGAAGAAGTAGGAAAAGTCTCAGATCAGCAGGATCCTGCTAAAATTGAAGCTATCAATACCAAACTGGATGGCTTTGAGGAAGTCCAACAAAAGCTCCTCAAGGAACAAGGTGAGCGGGCTAACAAAGAGCTGGATTATCAGGAACGCATTGAGACTCTTGAATGTGAAGTAGCCAAAAAGAGTGCGGAACCTGGCCGCAAGAATGCCTACAAAGATTCTGAAGAATACAAAACCATTAACACTTTTATGAGGTTTGGCGAACACGGCCTTACCATAGAAGAGGTCAAAACCCTTCGAACAGACAATGATCCCGCTGGTGGATTTCTAGTACCAGAGCTGTTTGACGATGTTCTCACCAAGAAAATCACGGAAATCAGTGCAATTCGGTCTATTGCGCGCGTGCGAACCATTGATGGCAAGTCCATTGAAATGCCCATTCGTAACAGCATTCCTACGGCTACCTATGAGGGTGAAGCCTCTGAAGGAACCGATAGTGAATCTGACTATCAGTCCGTTACTTTTACTCCCCATCGTCAAACATTCACCACCCCAATAACGGCTGACCTTTTACAAGATGCCAATTTCGACATGGAATCGGAATTGCTGCAAGACGCCTCTGAAGCGTTTGCGCAGGGAGAAGGAAAGTCTTTTGTTAATGGAATTGGACCTAACGTTCCTCAGGGGTTTGTTTCCAACCCAACGATTCAAGCAGACGCGCGACCAAGTGCTACCGCCGCAGAATTGAACGCCATAGATCTTTTACTCCTCACGGGTGACTTGAAAACGGGTTATAACCCACAATATGTAATGAATCGGCGAGTTTTGGCTGAGATTCGGATACAGAAAGACGATGTAGGTGGCTTTCTCTGGGCTCCTGGCTTAAATGGAGCGGTAGTGAATACGATCGCTGGATTTCCCTATTTGATAGCCAACGATATGGAAGACGCTGATGCTGCTGGTAAATTTCCAATAGCGTTTGGAGATTTCATGCGGGGTTATGTGATCGTAGATCGTATGGGCCTGCGGGTGATTCGTGATGAAGTAACCAGTAAGCGCCAAGCCATTATTGAGTTTACCTTTAATCGCTGGAATACCGGCAGTGTCATTTTGACTGAAGCCATCAAGCTGCTCGTTATTAGTTAAGGAGAAATAAAATGGATTATGATCTTCATCACAACTCCAAAAGTATTACGGCGGTAACGACCCAAGCTGTGGGAGTTGGAACAGCGATAGGTGAGACCATCGATATGTTGGGGTTTGAATCGATTGAATATCTGGTGACGGCGGGCGCTTTGACAACGGGAACTTGGACCGTTTCGCTAGAGCATAGTGATACGGTAGATGCTCAAGACCCTCCTGTAATGACCAATGCTGTGGCTGTCCCGGCTGAACTTGTGTTGGGCAATACTTGGAATTTTGATGCCGCCAATGACGCTCCGGCCGATGATGATGTGACAAAGCGCGTGGGGTGTATTAGTAAAAAGCGTTTTCAGCGTGTTTCGATTACGGGTGTTGGCACCGGTGGAACCAATAATTTCACGATCAGTGCTCTTCTGAGTAATCCTGAAGTTGCGCCGATTGCAGATTCTCCAAATGGTGCAGTCGCTTAAATAAAGGAGTAGTTCATGGATTATGATCTGCATCATTCGTCAAAAGCAGAAATAGCATTACTACAAGCGACGATTACTGCTACCACTCAAGGTCCCATCATTGATGTGGGGAGTTTTGGTGCAATGGAATATCTAATCCAGTTGCTGATGACAACATCGTGCGCCGTATTGGCGTCATCAGTAAAAAGCGGTTCCAGCGATTTACCATGAGAGAAATAGCGGCTGGAACAGCATCATTTGGAGCGACAGTACTGCTTTACAATCCCAATGGTGACCTTGTCCCACTCCCTGATTGAGAAGGATTGAATAACTCATGGATTATGATCTTCACCATAACTCAAAATCAGTCAGGGCACTGGCGATCTCCACAATTACTGTCACCACTAATGGCGACATAATTGATACGAAAACTTTCGGTTCGTTAGAATATATAATTCAGACTGGTGACATATCGTTTGGCCCCTGGAACCTCGTGTTTGAACACGGAGATGAGGCCGATTTAGCGGATGCTGAGGTAGTTCCTGCTGAGTTAGTATTTGGAAATCTTGCGGATATTGAGACTACTGACGACAATATAAC